CACCACATTTACACATTATATTAACTGATAAACCATTACCTTGTTGAAATGTTAATTCTCTAATTAAGAAAATTAAAAAAAGTCTATCCTGATCTTTAATATCTAAATATGAGGAAATTCTACCATCAGCATACTTAACACGTACACATGATTGTAACATATCATTCATTTTTTCCACAATATCATAAAAGTTATTATCATCTACCATCGAGTATGATTGAATTTCTTTAACTTGAGCAGGCCTAACCATAAAAAGTGTTCCAGATGGATAAAACTGACCACACGGTAATTCTTTAACATCGAAATTAAAATATTGTAAGTCAGATGCTCTATTGTTATCTATATTTGGATTAGAAACTGGAATATCAGAATTTATAAAATTTTGAGATTTTTTACCATCTTCTAAATCTTGAAGATGTCTTTTTAAGTAATCTTCTTCACTCATATCATTTTGCGACATATTTAATTATTATTTTTTTGATATATATTATAATATATCTTTCTCTTCAAATTATATTTTAATAAACTATTTTGTTTAAACAATCCTTAAAATTTAATATATAATATATAATAAATTAAAAAATATGATTCTCACTAGAGAAATAAGTGTAAAAATTAATATAAATAATTTAAATTATTTTACTAATCTTGGATATGAGACCATGATTGGTGAAACTATTGTTATACCCCCAGAACTACTTTCAAAAGGATCTCATTTTAAAATAAAATGCAAATGTGATTCTTGCGGAATTGAAAAAAATATAATCTACAAAAATTATTTACTCTATGATAATGATAAATGGGGTGATTATTTCTGCAGAAAATGCTCAGAACCAAAAAGAAAAGAAACTCTCAGAAAGTCATTTGGAGTTGATTACCCAATACAAAATAATGAAGTAATGGATAAAATGAGAAAAACACTAGATACAAAACGAGATAAAAATAAAAACCAAAATGGCTAAATATAAAGAAGGAGATGTAATAGAATCTCAAATAGAATTTTCAGTATCTGGAAATGCAACCTTAAAAATTGAAGGTAAAGAATTTTTCATTCATAAAAAAAGAACAATAAATTCACTACACCTAGACACAGTAAAAGTTAAACTATTTGATAATGGTAAGAAACTAGAAGCTGAAGTAATTGAAGTTATAAAAAGGTTCAAAACGGAGTTTGTTGGAACAACTCAAGTAAAAAAAGATCACACTTTTGTTGTGGCTGATAATTCAAGAACACACGTTGATTTTTATATTAGAGAGAAACACGAAGCTCTTGATAATCAAAAAGTTCTTGTAGAGTTTGAATCATGGGAATTAGGTAAAAAATCACCAACTGCTAAAATAAAAAAAATATTAGGTATAGTAGGTGAGAATAATGCCGAAATGAATGCTATTATGTATGAATATGGATTACCAGTAGATTTTCCACAAGAAGTTCTAAACGAATCAGAATTGATATCTGAGATTATATCCGAAAAAGAAATTTCTAAAAGAAAAGATTTAAGAAATGTTACCACAATTGGTATTGACCCATTTGACTCAAAAGATGCTGATGATACAATAAGTTTAGAATTTATAAATGGGAAGAGATTTATCTCAATTAATATAGCAGATGTAACACATTATATAAAACCAGATACCGAATTAGATAAAGAAGCATTTAAAAGAGGAACAAGCGTTTATCTTGTTGATAGATGCGTCCCAATGTTACCACATAGATTAAGTAATGGTATATGTAGTTTGAAGTCAGGAGCTGATAGATTGTGTTATACAGTAACAGTTTGTGTAGAAGACAATGGTAAAATTAGAGGAAAATGGTTTGGTAGAACAATAATAAATGTTGATAAAGATTACTCTTACGAACAAGCTCAAGAAGTGATTGAAAATGGTAGCGATGGTAGTGATACCGATAATATTATATTAGAATTAGATAAAATTGCCAAAGTTTTAAGAAAAATTAGAATTAAAGATGGCTCTATTGAAATGGGTGGCAAAGAAGTTAAATTTGAGTTAGATGAGAATGGAAAACCACTCGGAGTTTATTTCAAAGAACAAAAGGACGCCAATAAACTAATTGAAGAATACATGCTTTTAGCTAACAAAGAAGTTGCTAAATTTATAAAATCAAAAGAACTACCGTGTGTTAACAGAGTTCACCCAACACCTGATGATGAAAAATTATTAAATTTAAAAAAAGTGGCTTTGAATTTTGGACACGAATTAGAAATAAGTGACCCAGAAACAACTAAAGATGAATTAAATAAGTTAATAAAAAAAATCAAAGATACTCCTGAAGAAAATATATTAAGCACATTGGTTATCAGATCTATGAAAAAAGCTTACTATTCTACTGAAGAAATTGGTCACTATGGCCTTGATTTTGAGGACTATAGCCATTTTACTTCGTGTATAAGAAGGTATTCTGACATATTAACACACCGCTTATTAACACTAGCATTAGGTAATGATGGTTATCCAAGAAAATAATTATCTAATATATCATAGATATCATCATCATATTTAATTATAATTAGGTGAATATTGTTATTATAACAATATTCTCTTTTTATTAAATCTCTTTTAATTTGAGATTTTAAACTATTTATACCACCAAAATATTCTATAGGTTCATAATGTTGCTTACCATTAAATTCTATACAAATATTTAAGTTTTTTAAATAAAAGTCAAATGGAAGTTGTTTTTTATCTCTACAGTCTTCAAATTTATATTGTTGGATAAAACTTATACAATTCTTTATTAAAAAATCTTTTATAAATACTTCTCCTTTAGAAGTTTTACAACTCATACAACCTTGTCCATTTAAATGTGCATTTACTTGTTGTAAAAATATTCCATGTTCTCTACAATTTATTTCTACTTTATCTTTATTTGATTTGAATGATATATTATCAGAATATAAATATTTATTATTATGTATTTCTTTTGATCTTTTTATAAAATCTTCAGTTGATAATCTAACTCTTCCAATTGCACATTCAGGACAACCAGCCCCGCCTATCATATGATCATTCATTCTTTGATTGAAAATACCATGTTCTTTACATATAATATCAACCTTTTGTTTATTATTAACATATTCTTTAATCAGAGAATAGTCATATTTATTATGATGTTTAATATTGGATTTCTCTATAAATTTCTCTAATCCTAACTTTTTACAATCAGGACAACCTCGCACCTTATTAGTATGATGTTCTGGTCTCATTTTAAAAACACCATGTTTTTTACATATAATATCAACCTTTGTTAGTGAATTAACATATTCGGTAACCAATGAGTAATCATATTCATCACCGTGTATTTCACAACTTCTACTAAGAAAGGCATCTAATCCAGTTCTTCTTTTTTCTAATCTACATTCCATACAACCCCGTCCATCTAAATGAGCTGATGCTCTTTGTAAAAACTCTCCATGTTCCTTACAAATTATTAACACTTTCACGTTACCACTTAAATAATTTGATAAAGAGTAGTCATATTTATAATCGTGTATTAATTTAGATTTCTCTATAAATTCATCAGTTGTTAATTTTTTCATATTATTTCTCTAATTTTTCTCTAATTATTTCGGATATTTTAATAAGTCTACCTTCATTTACACTTCTCTTTAGTGTTTCATCTACCAATCTTTGATAAACATCTTTATTTATTCTGATTGTTACTGATCTATCTTTATTATCCTCTTTCATAATGTATTATTTATTTTTTGTCTTACATTATATATTAAAACTTATACTCTACCCTTTGATATAACTTTTATGAAAAGTTTAAAAGATAAAAACAAACTAGAGGAGATGTGTAAACATATTTCCAAAAGAGAAGAATTAAGTGCAAAAGCACAAAGAGATTCAATTAAATATAAACAAGCTGAATATTTACAAGATAAAATAGGTCAAATATTTGATGGTATTGTAACTGGTGTTTTGGATAGAGGTTTATATGTTGAGATAATCGAAAACAAGTGTGAGGGTATGATTAGAATGGATGCATTACCAGGTAGATGGAATGCTGATGTAGAAAACTATTTAATACTTAGTGAACTTGGTGAAAAAATTCAATTAGGTGATCCAATAAAAGTAGTCGTGAGTTCAATAGACCTATTTAAAAAACAAATTAACTTTTTAAGATTTTAAATTATGGGTGAATTGTTTAGACCAAATAGTGGTGATTCACATCTAAAAAATAGAAAGTATAAATTTTATTTAGATGGAATCAAACTATCTCAATTTGAAGATAAATTACAAAAGTGGCCCAACTGGATCCAATTTAAAAGAGAAATTAAATTAAACTCTTTATTAGAGGGGAAAAGAATTCAATTTGATATTGAAGATATTACAGAGTATGGTAAACTTGGTAATAATAGGTCATCAGATCCAATGTTATCTGATATAGTTTTTGCAGTTAAAAGTATATCAATGATTATAAAAGATGATTTTATCGAAGAGTTAGAAATTGAATGGAGACCATTACAAACAGAATCAGGTAGGACAATAGGTCTATTGGATTCTGGAATTGAATTGGAAATATCAATGAGTTTTATAGATGACCAATTCAGTCATTTTTATATAAAGGAAGAAAAGAATGTAGCATAAAAAACCTCTCAATTTTGAGAGGTTTTCTTTTATATAGCAATTTTTAAAATTCAAATTCATCACCACCTTGAGCACCACCTTGAGCAGGAGGAGTTTCAGGAGCTGTTTGTCCACCACCTTGAGCACCAACATCGGGACTACCTTGAGCACCACCTTGAGCACCCATATCCATTCCACCCTGAGCACCACCTTGAGCACCACCCTGAGCACCCATATCCATTCCACCTTGAGCACCACCTTGAGCACCCTCAGCTGAACCAGCACCAGCACTATCTTTTGCCCAATATTTTTGATTCTCTGCCTTTTCTTCCGGAGTCAATTTAAATACATGATCCATTATCCACTCAATATGGAAATATGGTTTATCACCATTCATAATCCCAGTTAACGTACCAATTGCTTCTGCTCTTTTAGCTAAATTATTTATTTTTTTCCATTCTTCAAATATTTGGTTAGAATTAAAATCAATATCCATTTCATTCATTATAACATCATCTTTAATAAGTTCCGGAAACTCAACTAACATCTGCAGCTTAATTGGTTTAACAATTAACTCTTTAAAATTGGCTCTCAATCTACCAATAAAATTGTGAAATTTGACCTCATCATTAGTCAACCCAGATTGATCGGATACAAAAGTACCACCACCACTCTCAGCTTCAAACCTAGTTACTGGTATTTTAGAAGCTCTTTTAAGTGCTTGATGAAACCACTTTAGCATAGATTCTTCATTTAGGTCATGTCCCTGTGGAGTCATCAACTCCATATTTGGAGTACCAGCATCTCCCTCTGGGAACCAAACCTGTTTATTATAAGGAATGTGCTTAGCTCCATTAACTTGGATAGTACCTAATGATTCATCAAATTCAATTTCTTCTGAATAATCTTGAATCAATTGACCTATTTGTTCTTCTGCTTTTTGACGAGACATACCCTTAATCGGAATAGTAAACTTCTGATAAATGGTAGCATTCATTATGTTAAACATAATTCTAGTTTGTTCAAGAATTTTTAACTGATTATAAGGTTTAATTAAACCCTCAACATAAGATGTTTCAGAATAATCATTTTGCGATGAATATGATATAAATACAATTTGTGAATCTAAAAATATTCTTCTCAACTGAGGATCTTCCGGAAATTGAATCCACAAGTGACCAATATTTGGCTCATATGCCGGAACTATACTCTCTGGTCTTAATCTATTAAAAGCAATAATATTTTTCTTTTTATCATCCCAGACCAATTCAATTGCAAGATAACCATCAATAAGAAAATCTTTCATCATCTGATAAGCAGTCACACTATCAGAAAATCCAAATTTATTATAAACCTTTTCAAAATATTCCTGATATTTATCAGTTATTTCTTTAGAATAGTCATTGGAAAGAGGAGAAGGTGAGCAAAAGTCTTTTGTATCGTTATATACAATCGATTCGTCCGCGATAGCACTAATAAAATCTCTAATTTCATCTTTAATCGAATACTCTCTTAATATTCTTCTCTTATCTGGATAAGATCTATCTAAATAAGGTATCGATTTTCTATTTAAAACAGAAGCAACGGCTCTCTGTGAAAAGAAATTATACATCGAATCACCTTTTGCGCTATATGGATCTTCGTTAATACCAACCCCAACTTGATTTCGAATTATCATATCGTCATAATTCATACCATAGTTGGATAAACTACGAAGTATTCTATTAAAAAGACCTTTATTCTCTACAGCAGAGTTGATAAATCCAGATCCACTATCTGAATTATTATTTCTATAGTTATATGATGCCATTAAAATTTATAAATTTTAAGGTATATATAAAAAAACAACTCTCTAAAAACAAAAAAAGAGGTTTAAAACCTCTTTTTCTTATATTCCTAATTCACCTAACTTATCTTCACGTAGTTTTTCTTTTAACTTCAATTCATATTCAATCAAAGGAATTAAAATTCTCTTTTCAAATGGTGCTCTATAAACTGCTACTATATTAACAGCATTCACATTTAAGAAAAAACCATCCCAAACCATAAATGATTTATCTTCATCTGGAAGAAATTCAAATAGTATGTCGTGATCAAATTTCATAATCTTAGATATAAAATGTTCGGTTAATTACTTGTAAATCATTTACACTTATTTGTTTTTCTTTCAAAACGTCTAATATATTTTTATTGTAATTTGTTAAGTGGTAAATTAGTTTAATAAAACTATTAACAGAAACTCTATTACTGAATAAGTTGCCATCACACCAAGTAATTCTGCCATCATTATTTAATGTTGCATTAATTCTGTGTGTGTTTTCACCAGATTTGAAGATAAACATTAGTGTAACCGCTTCTTTCTCTCTAATAACTCTAAATGAGTCATACTTAGCCCCATCAAATGTTTTAGTTGATCCAACCAGAACATCAAATTTCAAATCAGTTATTTTTCTTTCCTCTAAAGAGTTGGCATGTTTGATAAATTTCTTTGCCAGATCTGTTTGACCAAACACCGATACTTCTTTTGCTGCGGAAATGTAAATTGAGTAATTCATATAGACTTTTTATTAGAATTTTTAACTATACAAATATAATAAAAAATATAGTAATAAACTAAAATCTTCTTAAAGAATTTTGAATTCTCTGTATATGACCTTTAAGAGCAACATACTTATCTTTTATTTTACCACTCATATCATAAAAATCAGAAACTAAAGAATTCATCATCTCATTATGTCTTTGATCTCTAGTTTCTAATTTTTTGGTCCATATTTGAATTAATTTTTGTGGATCATATTTAGTTAGTGGATGACCAGACATTAAAAATCTAGGCACTGAATTCATCTCTATCTGATGAATCATTTTTATTTGAATTGCATTATATTCAACTAATGAATATTCAAATCCCCATTTTAATAATTCATCATACATACCCTTATAATTTACTTTAAGTGGTAGATTAATTTCAAAGTTTTTCTCTATAAAATAAAGATCAAAAATAACGGTTCTAACTTCAAGTGGTATAAAATTAAAATTAACAGCAAAAATAACTATTTTGTTATCAAACTTTTTTGAATCAACAATAAAAACAGGAGACCATCTCATCCAATTAGATGGATCTTCATATTGAATAAAGCAAAAAGTACCAGCTTTTACATCACTAATGTTTATAACCTCAT